CGCTTGTGCGCCTGTCTTTGAAAGTGGTATGGTTTGGAGACCAGACGCTAATTTTGCAGAGGAAGTTGTTGAGGAATGTGCGAGTTTTCCACATGGAGACCATGATGACTTGGCAGATTCGATGACACAGGCTATACTAAGATTCAGACAAGGTGGTTTTATATCCACACCTGATGATGAGCATTTTGAACCAGGATATAGAAAAAGAATGGAGTATTACTGATGAAAAAAAAGTCAATACAAAAAATTAAACCTATTAATCCAAAAATTCAAAAAATAATGGAAGATGCACTTGGTGTAAGTCCTCGTATTGCTGTTAAAAAAGAAATGGGTGGCAAAGTCCAAAAGATGAGAGAAGGTGGTAGTGCAATGTCTGATGCTGACAGAGCAATGATACAAAATATTTTAGGTGAATCTGGAAAAACAATTAGTGACGCAGACAGAGCTAGGATGTCACGAATGATGGGTGAATCTGGAAAAACTATTTCAGATGCTGATCGTGCTAAAATGATGATGGGTATGGGAAAACGCATGAAAATGGGTGGCAAAGTCCAAAAGATGAACATGGGTGGCGAGATGAAATATATGGATGGTGGTCAAGTTATGGACACAACCAAATCTATGCCAGTTGGTATGATGGACGGTGGCAAAGTTAAGAAAATGAATATGGGCGGTGTTATACCAGGCAGAGGCGGTATGTTTAAAGGAATGAAATAATGGCTGGAAGTTTTAGTAGAGGAAGTAGTAAAGCAATTAAATCAGAAGAAGATTCTAAAAAACTAGAAGAAGCCTTGAGAAAAATGGATTCAGGAGCTTTTGGCTTTTTAAATCAAGGTGGTATATCACCTAGATTTATTACTGACTCTAAAGGAAACACGACAAAACTTTATAAAAAAGGTGGGCTTGTTAAAAAGAAAAAGAAAAAATCTATTATGCTTAAAGGTCGTGGTGGTAAATTTAAAGGGATTATGTAATGGCTGGTAAAAAGAAAGACGCTTTAGCTGGAGTCAATATGGCTATGTCCTTGGCCTCACAAGCTAACAAAGAATTAGCTAAGTTAAAACGCATGGCAAAGAAACCTGGTAAAGTTAAGACTAAGCCAATTAATATGCAACTAGCTAGTAACTCAATTCAAAAGCCTGGTGCATTTAACATAAAAAGAAACACTATAATGAAAGCAGAACATGGTGGCGAGGTTATGAATACAACCAGAGCTATGCAACTTAGTCCAATAACAGGCGAACCAATATAGGAGATTATTATGGCAGGAAAAAAATTAGAGGTATGAAAGACGGTGGCGATGTTGTTCCAGTGCCAAAGGAAAGACCAAAGAATTTTAAAGATATAGTGTCGATTAATGTCGATAAGAAGCCTGGAAATCTAACTCAAAAACAAAAAATACAAGCAGCCATTAAAGCAGGAACATTGCAAGTTGGTGATGTGAATGAAATGACTGAAGAAGATATGAAACAATTTCTTAAAGCTAAAGGAAAAAGATTTGGTGGCAAAGTAAAGAAAATGAAACTAGGTGGTGAAGCAACACCTTTAGTGGGCAATCAATTTAAGTTAGACAAAAACAAAGACGGTAAAATATCTGGTGATGACTTTGCTAAGATGGAAATGGGTGGCAAAGTTAAAGAATACGGTGGTGGCGGTAAAGTCAAAGGTGGCAAGATGACTTGTCGTGGTATGGGTAAAGCCATTAAAGGTGGTGGTTTTTCTATTAGTTAGGATTTAAAATGGCGATTGAGAATATAAATGGAATAGCAGACGCTATAGCTCCAGAGTTACAAGCTAATTTAGTTGAATTGCCTCCAGAGGCTATGGTCGAAGGAGTTACTGAGTTAAATGATGGCTCTGCTATTGTTGGAGATATGGAAATGGAGTCAGAAACTCCTATAGCCATTCCTTTTGATGCAAACTTAGCCGATCATATAGACGAAGATGTTTTATCTGAAATATCAAGTCAATTAACTGGAGATATAGAAGACGATACTAATTCAAGAAGCGATTGGGAAGAGCAATACAAAAGTGGATTAGAGCTTCTTGGTATGACATACGAAGATAGATCAGAACCATTTGAAGGTGCTTCTGGTATTGTGCATCCATTGTTAGCTGAGTCAGTAACGCAGTTCCAAGCACAGGCTTATCGTGAAATGTTACCAGCAGGAGGACCTGTTAAAACCACAATCATTGGAGCAGAAACTCCAGAAGTAACAGCTCAAGCAGAGCGTGTTAAAAACTACATGAATTACCAAATAACTTACGAAATGGAAGAGTACGATCCTGAATTAGATCAAATGTTGTTTTATCTCCCAATCGTAGGTTCAGCGTTTAAAAAAGTTTACTTCGATCCAAATATGCAAAGAGCTGTAAGTAAGTTTGTTCATTCAGAAGACTTAATTGTTCCTTACAATGCAACTGACTTAGCCACCGCTACAAGAATAACTCATTGTATCCGTATGGATAAAAATGAAATTAGAAAATTACAATTATCAGGATTTTACAAAGATATAGATCTTCCTGAATCTGGTTCAGATTCAGACACTATGAGCGATGTAAAAGATACAATTAACGATATAGAAGGTATTACTAACGGTTCTTCAGAAAATGAAGAAATGATGATTTATGAGGTTCATACCAATTTAGACATTGAAGGCTTTGAAGACGTTGGAGCTGATGGAGAACCTACTGGATTAAAAATGCCATATATTGTTACAATTATGGAGGACAGTGGGGATGTCTTATCAATCAAACGGAATTTCAATGAGAGCGATCCGCTCCGTAGGAAAGTGCCTTATTTTGTGCATTATAAGTTCCTACCTGGTCTTGGGTTTTATGGTTTTGGTCTCACTCATACTATAGGAGGTCTTTCTAGGGCTTCCACTTCGATTCTAAGACAATTAATAGATGCTGGAACACTATCTAACCTACCTGCTGGCTTTAAGGCTAGAGGAGCTAGAATAAGGGATGACGAGACACCATTAAGTCCTGGCGAATTTAGAGATGTTGATATGGTTGGAATGGATTTGCGTCAAGCAATTATGCCTTTACCATTTAAAGAGCCTTCACAAACTCTTTATTCACTTATGAATACGTTGATTGATTCAGGAAGACGTTTTGCTTCTATGGCTGACATGAAAGTTGGCGAGATGAATGGTAATGCACCTGTAGGAACAACTATGGCTATTATGGAGCGTGGCACAAAAGTCATGTCAGCTATTCATAAACGTCTGCATTATTCACAGAAGATTGAATTTAAATTACTAGCTCGTGTATTTGCTATGGGCGTTCCTATGTATCCGTATCAAGTACCAGGCGCACCACCAGAAATTAAACAAACTGATTTTGACGACAGAATTGATATACTGCCAGTTTCTGACCCAAACATATTTTCTATGTCACAACGTATTGCTTTAGCACAAACTCAATTGCAGTTAGCTCAAAGTAATCCAGAAATTCATGGGCAAAACGGCATGTACCAAGCGTATCGTAAAATGTACGAAGCGTTAGGTGTTTCTAATATAGATGCCGTGTTGCAGCCTCCCCCTCAACCAATGCCCATGAACCCTGCAAAAGAAAATCAAGAAGCATTAAGAGGTGGTGTTTTAACTGCATTTCCAGAACAAAATCATCAAGCTCACATATCGGCTCATTTAGCTATGATCTCAACACCTGTTGCCCAAGCTAATGCTGCAATACTTATGACATTGCAAGGGCATATATCAGAACATATGGCAATGATGTCAGAAATAACTGCACAACAAGAAGTAATGGCTTCTTTAACACCAGAACAACAAATGATGATGCAACAAGATCCTACTATGCAAAAAACAATACAAGATCAAGTTGCATCTCGTGCAGCCGAAATTGCTTCAGAAGTTAGTGAACAATACGCTCAATCATTAACTCCACCTCCACAAGAAGATCCACTTGTTACAATAAGAAAGCAAGAATTAGCTCTGCGTGGTCAAGAAATACAACAAAAAGACGATCAGTTTAAACAAAAACAAGAAATGAATATGCAAAAAGAAATGAATGATACAATGATTGATACTCAACGTCTTGATTTACAAGATCAAATAGCTAAAGATAGAATTGAAACTCAAAGAG